CCTACAAGGAGCCTTCTAACGTCTTGTATCAACTTCTGGGCGATATTGTTAATGAAGGACGTAGATTTGCATCAGCAGCAGACGTAAAAGCCGCAGATATCAATGGTGAAGCTCCAGTAGGAACCACTTTAGCGGTGTTAGAGCGTGAAATGAAGGTGATGAGCGCAGTTCAGGCAAGAGTTCATCACTCAATGGGGCAGGAAATCAGGATTTTATCGGATATTGTCCGTGATTTTGGGCCTGAAACGTACCCATATGAGCTTGAAGGCGAAGAAGTTACCTCCAAGGACTTCGATGACCGTGTAGATGTCATCCCGGTAAGCGATCCTAACGCAGGAACGATGGCTCAACGCATTATGCAGTACCAAGCGGCACTACAATTAGCGGCTCAAGCCCCTCAAATGTACGATATGCCTCTTTTACACCGTCAAATGATCGAAATTCTTGGTATTCGGGACGCAGATGAGATAATTCCGACAGATAAGGACGCAAAACCTATTGATCCAGTGTCTGAAAACATGGATATCCTTAATGGCAAGCCTGTTAAGGCGTTTATTTACCAAGATCACGAAGCGCACATACAAACACACCTGTCTGCGGCACAAAATCCGAAGATTATGGAGCTAATGAGCCGTGCGCCACAAGCCAAGATGATTGAAGCGGCTATGGCAGCGCATATTCAGGAGCATGTAGCGTTTGCTTACCGTGCAGGCATTGAGAAAGAGCTTGGTGTAGAGCTTCCGCCTCCAAACGAGCCATTGCCAGAAGATATAGAGCTTAGAATCTCCAGATTGGCAGCTCCTGCTTCAGCTCAGTTGACTGGAAAAGCCCAACAAGAAGCGCAAATGCAACAGCAGATGGAGCAAATGCAAGATCCTGTTATACAGATGCAACAGAAGGAGCTTCAGCTTAAAGAAGCAGAGCTTCAAGGCAAAGCGCAGCTTGAAATGGCTAAAGTCCAGATGGCAATGGGCAAAGCAGTGGATCAGAAGGAGCTTGAACTCCAGCGTCTGGATCAGAACGAGCGTATTGAAACAGCAAGAATTGCAGCCAAGATAGCGGCTGATAACCTTAAAGCAGAGACTGAAGAAAAAAGAGTAATGACAGAGAAAGAGGCAGATGCCTTCAGAGAAGGCGTTGGTCTTGTTAAAGATATTACCTTGCAAAAACAAAGACTTAACGACTAATGGCGGAGCATGTTTCCAACAACCTCTTGGCAACGCTTAGAGATGCTATTCGCTCAGAAATGAATCAAATAACAGACAATATAGCCACAGGTTCTTGTAAAGACCACGCTGAGTACACTCATGCTTGCGGTGTGATTAAAGGGCTTGCTATAGCTGAGAGAGAAATATTAGACCTCAACAAAAGACTTGAGGAGCAGTAATTCGTCATAAGGACGCAAGCGACTCTGGACGCTTATTCCAGTGCAGGAAATGACAATGAGTGCAGCAGAAAAAGTAGACCCCATTGAGGAAGAGAACGAGGAAACAGAAAAAGCCAAGCAGTTGCCAGAGCCTAAAGGATATAAAATCCTTATAGCAATGCCGGGAGCCGAGGAAAAAACCGAAGGCGGCATTATCAAGGCAGCAGTAACCAGACAGCTTGAAGAAGTTGGAGCAATGTATGGTTTGGTTTTGAAGTTAGGGCCAGACGCTTATGCAGACAAAAATCGGTTTCCTAACGGGCCGTACTGCGAAGAAGGCGATTTAATCCTGATGCGTTCTTATTCAGGAACTCGATTCCGTATTCACGGCAAAGAGTTTCGCTTGATTAATGATGACAGCGTTGAAGCGGTTATCCAAGACCCAAGGGGGCTAGAAAAGATATGAGTGAAGCAGAACAAATTCCAGAGGAATCCCAAGAGCCTCAAAGCGAGGGAATGTCTTTTGAAGACAAATTTCTTGGTGTGAAGCACAAAGTTGTTAAGTCCGTTCAGGAAAAGCTTGATGAGCGCAACAAGCAAGAAACCCCAGAGATGGAGTTTGAGATTGTTGATGAACGTGCGCCAGAAGACAGAAAGCCTCCTCGCACACAGGAAGCCAAAGACTCTGATGATGAAGAGCTTGAAGGTTACAGTGATAAAGTTAAGAAGCGCATCAACAAGCTGAAGTATGATTTTCATGAAGAGCGCAGAGCAAGAGAAGACGCAGAAAGGTTGCGTGAAGAAGCTGTTCGAGTTGCTCAAGAGCTTAATAACAAGAATCAGCACTTTCAAACAATTATTAATCAGGGTGAAGGCGTTCTTGTAAACCAGATTAAAGAAAGAGCTGATTTAGCTGTTGATAAAGCTAGGTCTGAGTACAAAGAAGCTTATGAGGCTGGCGAAACAGATAAAGTTATTGCCGCTCAAGAAGCTTTAATCAGAGCGCAATCTGAGCTAACAGAAGCAGAAAGACAACAGGCTGCTGTGCAAAGCAGGTATCAGCAGCAAGAGGATTATATGAAGTCTCAGGCAAGCCAGCCAGAGCCTCAAGCTCCTCAACAGACAAAGCCAGTTGAGCCTACAGAAAAAGCTAGGCAATGGCAAAAAGACAATCCTTGGTTTGGAAATGACAGTCACAAAGATATGACCGCTTTAGCTTATGGCGTTCATGAAAGGCTTGTCAGGGACGAAGGATTTGACCCGAATTCAGATGAGTATTTTGAAGCTATTGATACAACAATGCGATCAAGATTTCCTGAATATTTCGATGAGGGCGATGGCCAACAAGTGCAGACCTCTTCACCCTCTCGAAGAAACTCGACAGTCGTAGCACCAGCCTCACGCAACAATGGTGCAAGACCGCGCAAAGTGAAGTTAACGCACAGTCAGGTCGCACTCGCAAAGCGGCTTGGTCTAACCAACGAGCAATATGCCAAACAACTTACTAAGGAGAGAATCTAATGTCTGATGATAACGAGTTTTTAATATCTGAAGATGACGAGTGGGTGATGGCAGATGAGCAAGAGCGCACTCCAAGGTCTAATGAAGGCCGTGAAGCTACAGAAAGACCGGGTGGGTCTTGGCTACCAGCATCTGTCTTGCCAGTACCAGATCCAGAGGATGGCTGGGTATTCCGCTGGGTAAGAACCAGCACTCTTGGCAACTCTGATAATACAAATGTATCTCAGAAGTTTCGAGAGGGATGGATTCCTGTCAAAGCCGAAGAAAAACCCGAAATGCAGGTAATGTCTGATATTGAATCCCGATTTGATGGAAACCTTGAAATAGGCGGTTTACTGCTTTGCAAGGCTCCCAAAGAAGCGATGGAGGAAAGAGCTGAATACTATAGAAATATGGCTAATCAGCAGATGGAATCTGTAGACAATAGCTTTATGAGAGAAAATGATCCGAGAATGCCGATGTTAAAACCAAATCGGACAACTCGCACAACTTTTGGAAGAGGAAGCGGTTAGTCCTCTAAATCATTCATTTTATTTCTTAGGAGATAACTATGGCAACTTCAGCCGCCCCGACAGGGGCTGAACCTGTAGGCACTCTAAGTGCCAGTGGTTCTTTTACTGGAAAGGTTCGCCATATCAAGATTGCGAGTGGTTATGGCACAGCTATCTTTTATGGTGACTTTGTAAAGTTGGTTAGCTCTGGAACTGTGGAAAAAGACACAGGAACAACTTCTTTAACACCTGTAGGTGTTTTCATGGGTTGTTCTTATACAGATCCTAATACTAATCAAAAAACCTTTAATCAGCAGTTTCCTGCAAGCACAGCAGCTTCTGACATCATGGCGTATGTTCTTGATGATCCAAGCGTGTTGATGCGTATGCAAGGAGATGCAACTTTGGCTCAGACTACACTTGGCAACAACGTAGCGGTAGTTCAAACTGCTGGTTCAACCTCAATCGGTCGCAGCAAGAATGCAGTTGATTCAAGCACTGTGGCTACAACTAACACTCTGCCGTTAAGGATCATTGACTTTGTTGATGGCCCTACTAGCACGGTTGGTGATTCGTTTACTGATGTCATCGTTAAGTTTAACGTAGGACACATATACGAAAACACCACAGGCATATAAGGAGACTGACTAATGGCTATTTCAAGAGCGCAGATGCTCAAAGAGCTGTTACCGGGTCTTAATGCCCTGTTCGGTCTTGAGTATGAAAAGTACGAAGATGAGCATACGATGGTTTATGAAACTGAATCATCTGATCGTTCATTTGAAGAGGAAGTAAAACTTTCGGGTTTTGCTGCTGCACCTGTAAAAGCTGAAGGAGCTGCTATAAGCTACGATTCAGCACAGGAATCTTTCACTGCACGTTACAACCATGAGACTATTGCTCTTGGGTTCAGCATCACAGAAGAAGCTATGGAGGATAACCTCTATGATTCCCTGTCTGCTCGATACACCAAGGCTCTTGCCCGTGGTATGGCGTACACAAAGCAAGTGAAAGCAGCGTTTCCTTTAAACAACGGTTTCACCAATTCTTACCAGACTGGTGACGGGGTTAACCTGTTCACTGCATCTGGCGATGGTGTAACTGGTGGTGATGGACACCCGCTTGTAAGCGGAGGCAAGAACAGCAACCGTCCTGCGACTGCGGCTGACCTCAACGAAACTTCATTAGAAGATGCAGTAATTAACATTGCAGCATTTACTGATGAGCGTGGATTGTTGATTGCGGCTCGTCCCAGACGATTGATTGTTCCACCTGCGTTGCAATTTGTGGCAACTAGGCTTCTGGAGACAGATGGCAGAGTTGGTACAGCGGATAACGACATCAACGCTTTGCGTAACAATGGATCTATACCTGAAGGCTACTCAGTCAATCA